CCATTGTTGGATTTATCCTTGAATACTAAGGATTTGGATCATAAAGATCAAGGTGCTTTGATAGATAGTAAGTTTCCAATGAAATGGCACGATGTTGATGTCAGTCACATTGATTGGTCTACTACTTATTTTGATCTTAAAGTCCACGAAGCCATACTGACAAGGATTTATGGAAAAGATTCCTTGCAAGTGCGTCTCACCAATTTGTACAAGGGAATTGAAGGCAATTGGGAGATAAAATATGCACTAAGTGACGGAACATTGTGGAAGCCAGGTTGTCGTGGCCGGGTAGATTCTGGTGAATGGATTACCCTTTGGAGAAATAACTTCACTATGTGGTATTGTCACATGTTAGCTATGAAGGTTATACTTGGTTGTGATCATGCAGCTAAGGAAAGTTGCAGATCCAAGGGCTGCTTACGTGCTACCTTTATGGGTGATGACGGAGCAGTTGATAGACGTAACTTTAAAACTGTAGAAGATCACGCTAAGTATAAAGAGATGTTCGCTACTTGTGGTAAGAAATTGAAATTCGATGAGGATAAGTCTTATTGTTCAAGAATTCTCATTGAAACGAATATGACGGAATGGCGTCCTGAAGATATAAGCCCTTTTAAAGTTTTGCAAAACGTGAAGTTGGACAAGAGCTTAGCAAAGCTCTATGTTAATTTTGTTAGATATGGCCAAATTGGTGATCAAGCAGAAAAATACATAGCTGCTCGAGCTAGCTTTTGTCATAATTTCGCGTTTTACCAAAATAAACAGGAGATTAGAGATAAATGGAAAGCCTATAACCTACCACCATGGGATGAAGTTGCTATGAATGACCTTTACTACAAGGGAGCATTGGATAGAACTGGTAAGAAGAAAACAAAATGTGTACCAATAGAGTATACGGATTTTCTTTACCGGGAAGGGGGACCATTATTGAATCAGGCGGTTCATCCGTCTGATCAAAAGTAATCGTCCAATTACTATCCGCGACGGAGGAGAAAAGACCTTACCTATGCTCCCAAAACCGTCGCGCAAAGCCCAAAAGAAGGCTTTGAAAAAGCTACTTAACAAGGAGAAAACCTCTGTTAAGAAGCCGTCCATGTCTAAAAATCCAGCGAAGCGTGTTGCTAAGAACACCGTTGTAAATATGCGTATGTCCTCAGTTAAGAAAGCTCGACAAATGGAGAAGATTTTAGCTTCAATTGCAGCTCCAAAGGAATACCCTGCTGTTAGGCTTGGTACTAGTTTTGGTTCTTATCAAACCGCGGTAGCAAATCCTTTCAGAATCACCAACTCAGGTTGGGATTCTGGTACGAATTCTACTAGCGCTTTCCTTTTCCGTGATCCTTATAGATTTTTCATTTCAAGAGTGACAACCACTTCTCCAAGTGTTTATCAATATCAAGTACAAGGTACTGGACAGAGTATAGCTGTTGAAGCAATAGGCCTACAATTTGGCCCTTTGTTAAACGTTGCTACTACTACTGCCACAAACACTGTACATGGTAATGCTTTGTATCCGGGAAGATTTTCAGATTCCAAGAGAAGTTGGATTTGGGTTGAAGCTGGTCAACCATTGACCATAACCAACCCAACCACGGCTACTCTAAGTTTCTTTCCTTATTTTCTTACTCCGGATGGCACTGAACAAATAACTGCTACTCAGACAGTGGCTTCATTAACTCCTTTGATATTTAATGTCGCTTTTTCTGGGTATTGGTCATTTGATGTCAATGCTACAGCGAATGTCGCTTTTGTACCTTTGATAAGTCTTAATATCCCCGCTGGTACTTGGTGGGGACACAGATCTGTTCCTTGGATGACGGCAAATTATAGTAGTTGCGATGCAATGAAATTATACGCAGGTTCATTAATGTTTACGAATGAAGCTTCGCCGTTGAATCGGCAAGGTAAGATAGCAGCAGCTCAAATACCGCAGGGTCGTGATTGGCGAAATTATACCAGTTACAGTACTGTTGCTGGTGTAAAAGACGCTTATGTTAGTGATGCTGAGAACGGTTATTATGGTTTTTTAAAACCAACACAGCCACATGACATCGATTTTATTGAGAATAATTCAATAGGTATCGGTGGTTTGGTTTTTGCTTGGTTTGACCTGTCTGTTCCCAGTGATTTTATGGCAGTAAACGTCACTGTCACTACCCCATTAGGTCAAGATGGATATTACACTTATGCCGCAGCATTTGAGTATCGTACTTCAGATCAGTGGAGAGACGTTGAACATCCCACTATCACTGCTGAAACTGTGATGGATAGCATGTCTCTAGTCGCCCGTTTACCACAACATCATGAAAATCCTTTCCATTTGAGTGATATTTATGATTGGATAAAGAATGCTGTTAGTGATATTTGGGGCGGTTTTAAGAGTGCTCTTCCAGTGGTTGCTGATGTTGCAACCAAAACGGCTGGTATAGCCGCGGCCATAGCTCCGTTTCTATAAGCTACGGGTCCTTAAGTGTGTTTGACGAACACCACCGCAAGGGTTAAATTTGTCGCCAAGGTTGCGCC